ACGATTCATAAGAATCTTAGACTTATTAAAACACTTGAGAGAATCACCTAAAGAGTATGGATTTGAATCCGGTCTTATCAAGTTAAAATTAAGATAAGGTATATGTACCCCACTTACAATTAACTGTGAATTGACAGTTCCAAATTCACTCGATGTAAAGTTCTTTCCTTTCGATTTTTCAAAACCTACAACTTTATGGTTCACTTCCCATTTAGCTAATGTCTCGTCATTATAGATCGCAAGAAAGTCGTCTCCATTGATTAAGAAATCTTTGAAGCCACTTTTCTTTGCAACATAATAATTAATAAGACAAAGCAATGGAAAAGATAAACGCCAACCCATTAACTGACCTCGGTTTGTTTCAGTCTTGACTCCGTCATATATAACATATGATTTGAGTCCTGATCTGGCATAAGCCTTAGTTGGTTCATGGTCAATTTGTGTTAAGATCCCTTCTAAAAGTGATCTTGTTGCATTACGGTATATACAATCTGTAGAAGCCGTATAGTCTCCTGATAAGTAAGGACCTTTTTCCCACTCATTAATGAGTTCATTAAGATCTTTACCTTTTGTCAAGCCGAAAACCTTCGGATCGAGTATCTGAAGAGCACTTAACATGCTCTTCTGAAAACCCTCCATGCATGCGTGTGTTCCAGGACCTTTAGTAATCACTCTGACTTTGAGTGGTTCCTTAAGTCCAATTGGTTCACATACATATGGTTCTGGCTGCAATGGAAAACCAAAGCTCCTATTATGGTCATACTTAAACAATCCATGTTGAATTGTTTCACCACCCTTCCATATTTGCGTCCAAGGACCCTGTTTCATGTATGAATTTAAAATTAATGCATGAATCGAGTCTTTTGAGCCTTTATGGTGTACATATTCTCTGATCTTTCTATTCATGTTATACTTAACACTCTTGTAAGTATAGAGTTCGTCAGATCGTTCTCCTATGTCTATATGACAATGGAAACGTCTAACAAGAGCTTCAAATGAATAATAGGTTTTCGATAAACCTCCAGATTGAAAGAATTCTGTACCATTAGGATCGTGATTACTATTCAAAATGATAATTTT